CCTGTTCCCGTTTCGTCAGGGCCTCGGCCTTCGGGTCGATTTTCGGTGCGGATTTGCGCTGCTCGGCGCTGGTCTTGATGTTCCCAAGCTCTTGCGCCATGTCCTTGACTATGTCGTAGGCTTCTTGGCCCTTGCCCTCCTTGATGTACGAGGCCAGCTTGGTCACGGCATTGTTGAAGCCCCACTTTTCCATGCAGTGGGCGATGGTGGGGGTGACGGCGGAGACGAAAGACTTTTCGTCCATCCCTTGCAGCATGTCGAGGGCATTGGTGGCCATGGTGACGAAGCTTTCCGGGTGGGCGGCCTGGAGCTTCTTCAGCAGCGCGGGGTCCCCGGCTGCGAATTGGCTGATCTCGGAGCGGAAATCGGCGACTTCGGCGTTCAGTTGCTCTATCCCTTCGTCGCCGCCGAGGTTTTCGATGGCCAGCTTGGCGTTGCGCGCGTCCTGCACCGTGGGGAACTCGGTCCGGAAGGCCTTGTTCTCGAAGTAATTGGATTGAAGCTGCTTGGCTGCGGCGGGGTCGGTCTTCTTTAGCTCGCTCAGAGCCTTCCGAATGCTGGCCTCGACCTTTCGTCCATCGGTTTCTGGCACGGCGGCTGCGTCAGGATCAGCGTCATCAGCAGCAGTATCGTCGTGGTCAGCATCACCACCAGCATCGTCATTTGGGTCGGCGTCTGTGTCCGTGTCTGTTCCTGCATCGTCCCCGCCTTCGGCGGGATCGGTCTCCACGACCTCTTCAGCGCCAGCGTCTCCCGCATCGCCGGTATCCACCACGGGAGTGGTGTCCAAAACAGTTCCCAAGTCGATTGTCATATTTGTGAGTTCCCCGAATTAATAACCCGATTTACCCGATACTACGAGTCGAAAAGCTTAATTAATTTTGTTGGGCGGAGTTGGCGCGCCCGTTGCCGCAGCGCCCGGCAGCACTGGCGGCGGCGCAACGTCCTGCGGATTGAGTTGAATGCCGGCCTCGGCGGCCTCTTGGATTTTCCCGGATGGCGGGAGGTCCTTGAAATTGATGGACTGCACGACCTTCGACTTCGGCGGGGGCGCGGCGGCGGCTGCGGCCTTCTTGTGATCCAAGTAATGGAAGCGAACGTTGGCGAAGCCCTCGGGGTTGTCGCGCTTGGCTTTCCGGCCCTCCGGCGACAGCAGCCACTGCAAACAGGTCTGGGCCTCCGCGTCGTTGTCCTCTATCTCCGCGTCTATCGGGATGCTGGAATCGGGCGGAAGCTGGGCAAGCTGCTGCTCGGCGGTGGCCAATAGCTGCGGGTCCACCCCGTGCATTTTCATTTGGGCGATCTGGCTTTGCGCCTGGGCGGCTTCTTGGCTGGGCACGGGCTGCGACCGGAGCAGCATGTCGATTTCCGCAAGCTGCTTGTTCCGTGAAGCCACTTGCGGAATGTACATGTCCGACAAGCCGATCAAATTCTGGACGAGTTCGAGGTTGGCGGTGTTGTACAGCACCTCGGCCAGCTCTTGGTTCTTAGAGGCGTCTTGGAAGATCACCATCATGCGCTGCTGTTTGGCGGTGTAGGATTCGGGGAAGTTCTCATCCGATTCTCCGAACGCCAAAATATTCGCATTCAGGTCGTTGACTTCGATGATCACCGCTTCGGTGCCGGGGATGGATTCATTGATGCTCTTGTCACGGCACTTTGCGCCCCAACGCACGCCTTGCTTCATGGCTTGGGCTTCGCAGGACTTCAAGGCGTGCCAAGTCGGGGCGATCCTGCCGAGCGCGGCGTCACGCTGGATGCCGATGCCGCTTGCGGTATCATTGCTCCCGGTATTGCCGCCAAAAAGCGCCGGAAATGCACCCGTCAGAAGCTGCGCCAACTCGCCGCTATATTCCTTCACGAACTCCGCCAAACTTACTGGCGGGTTCACGTTGGGCTCCACGAAAATCAAATCGTTCACGCCCAAGCCGGGCTGCGGCTCAAAGCCCCCGATGTCTCCGGGAACGTTGGTCTGATCTTTTATGGCCTCGACGTTGAAGGCCCTGTTGTTCATCCATTTCTTGGGCACGCATCTGATGAACGTGTCGTTCATCAAATCGAGCCAATTATTGAGCCTTTTTTGTATGGGAAGCAGTGACGTGCCTAGAGAGTTGCGACCTTGTCCGTCGCCGGAGAAGGCGTGCCCGGTGGTCCAGCTCCAGTCCATGGATTCGTTCCGTGCGTAGCAGAACACTTCTCCGGCGTAGGTCACCAGCACCCCGTCCGGGAACTTCTCCAGCAGGGAGTTGCGCGTCCCCTTGTCCTTCACGGACATCAGCGCCGCCGGCCGGAGCCACGTGCGCGTTATCGTAACGTCGTCGGAGATGGAGTCGCTGGTGACGTAGGACGCCTGCATGCCGAGCTTGGTGTTCACGCGCGCCAGCCGGTCGATCTCGCCCTCGCTGATGCCGCTCCCGCCGCCCTTGATCTTGTCGGCCTTGCGCGGGAACATGCCCTTGGCGGTGCTGACATCGACCTCTTCGCTGAACTGCAAAAAGTGAAATTGGGATTGGTCGTCGGCCATCATGGGGACTTTGACCGAGAGCTTGCCGTAGCACGTGCGGACTTCCTGCCCGCGCGGCTTGCGCTTGGAAGGGGTGAAGGCTTCATCCTCGGACGCGTCGTTCTCGGTGGATTCGATGGAATCGACCTTCGGCTCCCCGGCGTCTTCGAGGTCGGGGGCTTCCCGCCCTTCCTTGCCCTCGGCAGCGGGCGGCTCGTCCTCGGGCACGACTTCGGGGGCGTCCTCGTCCTCCCAGCCGAACCTCTGGCCGTCCTTGACGAACCTGGTCCAGTAGTGGAAGCGGCCGTCCGTCCAGCAGTAGCGCGCGGCGTCCGTCTGCGTGGCCATCAAATCGTTGTTCCGCTGGATCACTTGGATGAACTTGTCGGCGGCCTCCGCCCCGGTGATGTCCACCGCGCTGGCGGCGTCCATGGGCTGGAACTGCACGCCGGGGACTTGCCTGGTGAGCGCGGCGATGAGCATTTGGCCGTAGCTGGAGTAGATGTTGGTGGGCAGAAGCGAGAGGTCGGCCTGCATGCTTGCGCCCCAGCCGGAGTCCTCGCCGGGGATGCTCCATCCGCCGCCTCGTCGGGGGAGCAGGAACTGGTAGCCCCTGTAGAACAGGGCCGACTCCCACGCGGCGATCACTTCCGTCAGGCGCGCGGGGTAGTCCCTTTTCGTGGCCTTCTGGCGCAAGTCTTTCAGCGCGGCCTTTTCCTTCTCGTCAAGCTCGGCGTCGTCCTCGTCCGAGATTTCCACGCCCGCAAGGACGCCGGGCTCCAGGTCGAGGCTCTCGCCGGGGTCCTCCGCTCGGTCTTTTTCTTTTTCCAGTAGTTCTTCTGCCATGGTCATCCCCGTGCTTTGCGGAAAGCCTCTGCAAGCCTCGAAGGCTTGGGTTTCTGGAACTCCGCGGCGCCGCCCAAAATCTTTTGCGCTTCCTGCCAAGTGATCGAAGGCCCGAGGTGCGCCGCGCAGCAATCGTCGGCATCGACTTCGTTATCGCCTTCCTTCATCAACTCGCAAATGCCGTCGTCGCCCTCGGTCGATTGGAAATGCCCGCAGGGGGCGCCGCCCGCGTGGCCGTCGCAATTCGTCCCCTTGCCGAGCGCCCATTCGAGCCCCAGTTCCTCCGGGTCCTTGCCGCCCAGATACTTCGGGTCGTCGGTCTTGGTGGGCTCCCCGCCGATCTGGTAGCCGCACACCGGGGTGTACGACCGGCCGTTCTTCCGCGCTTCCCGGATCACGACCCCCGGCCCCATGTATTCGCAGGCTTCTTGCTCCGAGAACAAATGCGGGCAGTTGAAGCAGGACTTCGGCTCGCCGTCGGTGTCTTTCCCGCCGACGAACAAGATCGCCCAGCGGTCGAGCTTCACTAAGCCGGGCATCGTTACGCCAACATGCTGGCTACATCGTTCTGTGCGGGCGCGGAATCGGCGGAAAGGCTGGGGTCGGCCTGCGTTTCCGTGGCGCCGCTGGCGGCGGCGGCATGATCCGTAGCGTCCTTCACGTGGCTCTCGCCGTGGAAGGACGCTTCGTTCTTGTGCTCTTGGTGGTGGCTCGTCACGCGGCTGGACTTGGCCTCGTGGTCGTGGTGCATCTCCACTTTCTGCGCGGGCCCGTGCTGGGCCACCGCGTCGTGGATGTCGGCCCCGTTCGGGGCGGTTTCGCCCGCTTTGGGGCCCGGAGCTCCCGGCTTGGGGCCGCCGGGCTTGCCGTGGGACTCGTCGGCGAACTTCTGCCGCGCCATTCCGCTGCGCGGCGATCCGTCTTTTCCAAATGCCATTTTGGTTATGCCTTTTTGCCCTCGGCATCGATCTTCTCGATGTGGGCGTTTAGAATTTTGGTCCAGCCCCCTGCGAACGTCGCGCGGCCGCCGGGCGGGTCTATTGATGAATCGGGAAGTTCTGCCGCGGGGCGGCGGGACTGCTGGTGCAGGGCGCTCGATGAAGCGTTCAACTCCAGGCGTTCGAGCTTGCCGTTGAGGAAGGAGCACTCGGTGACCAGGCGCTGGACTTCCTGCTCAAGGTGCTGGATGTAGCGGATGTTGGCCGGGGGAAATAAGGTGTCGAAGAAACTGCGGATGCTCTGCGCCATGCCCATACCATAGGCGGGAAAAGGCGTTAAAGTTGGCCCTTGACATGCTCGGGGGCTTGTGGTAAGCTGTGGTTGCTTTAGTGGGTTGAAACTCGGATCAGGTTATTCTGTTCTTGAGAGGGTTGAAATTGCGTCTCGTTCAAAAGTGGGTTGAAACAGTCCTGAGTTGAAACACTGGGTTGAAAACGATTGCACGTAGTAGAAACACAGGACGAAGGGCCGGGGTCGCTCCCCGGCCCTCTTCTTTTGGGGTGCGGCTGCCCTCGTCTAACCCTTCAAGCTCGGATGCCCGGCTGGCAACGCACCAGCCATGCAATGAATGTTGTCATCTGGGTCTTGCCATCCATCCCAACATTCTGCGCAGACCCAATCGGTATCGGGTTCATTGTTCAGAGGAAACCGTGCGGGTTTGTCGCAGATTCCTTCTGTGTGGATGCAAGCGCAAAAACGTTCAGTCATAAAAGCATGGATGCTGTCTAATCCCGTCTGGGCGTCGTGATTGCCGTTCCGCCCTTCTCGTACACCAGCACAAAATTATAGTGCGGTTCGCACATCCACACACCGTCGTGCTTGATGGTTGCTGATTCGCCGCACACATACTCCTGGTCAGGGATCAGCTTCCCATCGGCTCCCCGTTCGAGTTTGCTGTAGCGGTTGAGGTAAACGTATTCGTCCACCTCGCAATACGGCAGCTTGGCGCGGTACATTTGCGGGATGTCGTTGCAGGTTTTCATCGAATCGATCTTAACGCGGGAAGGCTGACCTTGACGGTTTTGCTCACTAGCGCCGCCTGAACAACACGACGAGCAGCGTCATGAGCACGGTCCCGTAAATGAGCGCGAGGACGGTGTACAGACAGTACTCGCAGGTCATTCCTCGGTCACCGGCTCTTGCTCGTCCAACATCTCCTCGCCCTGTAAAATGAACAACGCGCAAGGAAAAGGGGATTTGCTACTTCCAGTGGGGAAGCTTCAAGCTCCGTATGGTCTTCGCCGGGAAGAATCTCAACATCCGACATCGTGCCGATAAGCTGATGGTGACGCCAAATCTCACCTTCCGCATTAACAATGGCGTAGCTGCGTCTTCCCGCTTTCAATTCCTCTGGCTCGTAGATGTCTTTGCTCCCAGACAAGAACTCCTGCCTCTCCGCCAGAATGTATTGCTTGCCTTGAAAGCTAATGATTTTGTTTGTTCTCATGTTTCTCCCATGGTGGCGGCTCCTATGCCGAACCCTTGTTGAAGTCGGCGAGAATCGGATACATAAAATACGCAATCACCAACCCTAAACAGCCGTTGATGAACGCTATGAATCCCCAAACGTAGGGAGTCAGCCCCCCTTCCCAAAACACGAAGCCGCCCAAGAAGAAAAGAATCCCGCTGAGCACCACGAGCAAACCACTCACAACCAATGGCACGATTCTCATATGTTTCTCCTATCGGTTCGGCGGATGCTGCCTCCGCCCTATTCGCTAAAAATCCGTCTCAGCAACTTCTCTTCTTCCGACTGCTCACCCTCAACGGGCTTCTTTGCCAACTTCTTGTGTGCCTTGCAAGTCAGGTCGTGGTAGCGATACGTTGTCGCCGGGGCATCGCAAAATTCGCACTTCATGCCGCAGCCAAGTTCGTAGTCGCAACCGCCACAGTATCCGTAGAGCCACCCACGAATTGACTGCTGCCACCAATCCCAGTTGTGCCCGAGGATGGTTAGACTCATCCGTAAGCGATGCCGATGCTGAAGGCCTTCTCCACTTCCCCGAGGGCGAACTTCGGATGCTTGCGGGGATGGGCGAGAATCGCTTTGTATCTGCGGAGTGATCGCTCCATGTGCCACTCGGGCGTATGCTTGCTGGTTTTTAGGCTCATGTCTCTCCCATGGTGTTGGCGGATGCTGCCTCTACCACCCTACAGTTCGCATCCATGTTGCAATCTTCAAAATCTCTTCCAGCGTTCCGTCGCACTTGATGCGATTCGCACGCCACGACAGAACCACGATGTTGCTTTTCACGTAGCCAAGCTCAGGGCGAATACGATCCAGAGTGGGTGAGTGATCCTTAAAGCCACCACTACCTACGCCATGCTTCAACTCGATACCGAACACCGGGCAGTGAGTCGGAATCACAATGTCATCCAGTCCGATGGTGATGGGCACATTGAACCTCTTCGCACGCTGTTTGGCGTGGTGCAGCATGGAACGCCGAGGGTCAGCATGGTTATGCTTGCGAACCTTCTCCGTGTTGCACTTCTGGCATCGGAGACTCTTCTTACCGCCTCCGCTGCCTTGAAGCACCTTCTCGGTGCCATGTTTAACGCAAGTCAAGTAGTCTAACCACCGATTAGCTGGAGGCTCATGAAGCCTCAATACTCACCCGAGCCTGCTTTTCCAGCTCGGGACGAACTTGGGCTTGCCGGAGTTGGCCTTCTTCTTCTTCTCGGCGGCCAGCTTGTACTCCATGAAGAAGCGCGTCATGGGGTCCTCCAGCGAGGCCAGGTACTCCCGCTCCTTGACTTCCTCGGGCTTCTCCCGCTCCATGAGCATGCTGACCAGGCCGTAGCGGAAGGCGTCGTAGCAGTCGTCGTCCTGCGTGTCCTGCTTGAGCACGTCCTCCAGGCGCACGGGGTTCCTCTGCAAGTGCAGCATGGCGTGGATCAGTTTCGGGCAGGAGTCGAGGATGACCAGGTCGCCCGTCTCCAGCATGTTGAAGATGAAGTTCGCGCCCGCCTCACGGTTGTTGGAGGCCCGGTCCGGCCGGGGCATCCCGTGCTGGACGAGATGGTCGCCCCACTCGATGGCCATGGAGTGCTGGTCGTCGATCCCGGAGCGGCTGAACCTCTCGGGGGAGAAGAACAAATACCTGAGCTTGTCCTTCTCGGACGGCGGCGTGCGGTTGCCCACCAGCTTGGCCATCTCCCCGTAGGGCACCTCGGGCTCGCTGAACTCCCGGTACACCGCCACGATGTCCCTCCACTTGTCGGGCTCCCCCTCGGCCGTCAGCGTCCTCACCTTGGCGCGGGTCATCCAGTAGTTGGCCCACGTGTGGGCGAGCCCCCAGTCCGAGCCCATCCACCTGTCCTGCCACGGCTCCCACTTGACCTCGTCGAAATTCCTGACGTGCCGGTCCATGGAGAAGTTGCTGTAGTAGTTGCCGATCTTGCTGTCGGGGTCCCCGTACAAGTGCTTGGCCTGCAAGTCCGGCGGCAGGGCCATGAGGCGGCGGAAATACTCGGGGTCCCGCTTCTGGAAGGCCACGTTGTCGAAAACATTGCTGTAAACTTGAAAATAATGCGCGGGGTTGTAGCGCTCAAGGTGGGCGGGGTTGTTGATGTCGAAGGCCTCCTTCAGCTTCAGGGCGGCCACCGGGCGCTTCTCGTACACCGGCTGGTTGGGCAGGTGGCAGCCCCACAGGTCCCGAATCCAGGACCAGCCGGGGCCCGTGGGGTTGGTCGCGCCCGCCATGCGGGGAGTTGGCAACCGTCCTCGGGCGTCTGGCTGGCAGGCGGTGTTGAGCCGATTTCTCGTGCTGGCGAAGGCCCAGGCTTCATACGAAAATTGGCCGAGCTCGTCGAAGCCGATGAACACGTACTGCGTGCTCAAATAATGGGATAAGTCCTTTTCGCTGTTGTTAATGCAATGCCCGAACCTGATGGTCGAACCATTTTGAAACGTGGCGATGTGATCCGTTCTGTTGTAGGTGTAGAGCCCGTTGGGGTTGGCCTTCGTGCGCTCAGGGAGCGCATCGAGGAGGTCCTTGATGAGGCCGTCTTTTAATTCCGCAAAATTCCTGCGGATCAACAAGCAGGCGCTGCCGGGGTATTTCAGGCTGAATTCGTGAATCGCTTCGTGCAGGAGCCCGGAACTTTTGCCTCCGCCGTTGCCTCAACCACCCCACGCCAGCTTGAACGTCGCAGTGGAGCCGTGGAAGGCCTTCTGGGGAACGTTCGGGACGTACTTCGTCAGTTCCTCGTAGGTGACCTTGACGGGCTGCGCGTCATTGCCGGGCATGGGGTGGTTTCCTTGGTCGTTTGGATTTTTCTTGCATTACAATTTTCCAGTAAAATCCGTAAAAGAAGGACTTTTGGGGTCTAAACTTGACTTCGACATTTCTTGGGGCGGCGCTGGAAAAATGGGCGTACCCTGTTCCCTCGGTGGGGGGCAGTGTTTTATAGGCGTGACCATGGTTGATGGAAGCTGCACCCGAACCCGTACCAGTACTGCCCTGCAATACCGAACCTAAGGCGAACGCAAAGTTAACAAACGTTTACTCTTCGTCCAAGTCCTTTGCTTCCAGCAGCTTGTTCTCCGACACCGTGCATTCAAACGTCTCCTTTGAATGGGCCCACTCGTCCAGCAGGACGATCTGGATGCCGACGCTGGGCGTGCCCGCGGCGGAGTCCACGCGGCCCTCGGTCCGGTCGGTGACTTCCTTCATCGCTGGCACCAGTTCGCGCCCTTTCGCCTCGAACATGGCTATCGCACGGCGTTCGAACTGCGTCAAATCGGTCAGCTTCCACTCGGCGAACTGCTTGTCCGACATAAGCCCAATCTTATTGTAGGCTTGCGTGACGAATTTCCCGCCCACGGGCCTGCCGCCGGGGTTGCCGCCCGTCGCAAGCCACTCGGAACCGGGCTGAAAACCCTTAAGCCTGGTTGGCTGGGCCCGCAATACTTCTGTATTTTCGCTCATAATAAAGGGTTTAGTAGTTTCGTCAGGTTTATCTGCCATGAAATCACGCACTTAAGCA